ATAAAGGATGCGCCTGTAGTATTTGTTACGTGATTTGAGCCTAAAGCCATTTTGTAAATCCTTTTCTAAATTGTTTTTATATTACCCTGTTCTCTCGATAGGCTTGCATAATTTCTGGTGCCATACTATCGTATCGATCAGGATCGGTTTGCATAAGTTTAATAATATCGCTTCGACGATATTTCTTTTTTGATGTAGATTCAGTTGCACCTGATGTCCCCATATCTGCCGATTTAAGTTGTTGCTCTCGGTCTAATTTAGAAGTATCAGTTACTTTCTTAGTATACTCTTGACGTTCAATCCAAGTAGATAAGAGTTCATCAGCAGAGTCAAAATCAAACTGATCTTGAGCTCTATTGTATAACTCTAAACGTACTTTAGAAGCACCTACCCAATTACCAAATTCTTCACTTGTAGCAATCTCACGGAAGTTAGGATATTTAGAAGCAATCTGATTTTGCACAGCTGCTTGCTTCATCGCCATCGCTTGTTGTTTAGCATCCTTAATTGCTGGATGTTCATCAATAGCCCGTTTGGTTGCTTGTATTGGATCACTGTAAAAGTCATCATCACTAAGTTCTGGTTCTACATCTGTCTTTAAGTTTCTAGAAGTTTGAGTTTTAATAAAATCATCTACTGTTCGACGTAGTTCACCAACTTCATTACCTTGTTTACCAATAAGCTTTTCACTTTCTTGGTGCATTGCGATAATATCTTTTAGTGATTTGTTACGGTATTTCTCTGGTAGATCTTCTACAGCCTCGTCTGGTTTATTAGCTGAGGTATCTAGAGGTTCTGAGTTATCATTATCATCTAATGAGTCAGTCTCTAAATCATTAATTAAAACTTCATCTATCACTTGTGCCATATTAAGTCTCCTGTGCATATAAGCATTTTAGGAAAGGAACTAGTTACTTGGCTATCGTAGCTAATCTCTTGGGGTAGCAGCCATTCTGTGCTTTTTTTCCCAAGCGGCTGCTGCACCTGGAAAGCTACCTGAGTATCCTTCTAATGAAATAGTAGGTGTGCTAATCATTCGAGTAGCTTTACCATTACATATAGAACACTCAGTGTATTCTGTGTTGTTATCTACATACCGTTCATCTGTATGATCACATACGGTACACTTAAAATCAAGCATTATCCGCATTTAGCAATTCCTCATACGTTTGTTCGGAAACCTGTTTTAGTGAGAGAATCCACTGTAGGATATCTAGTTGACCCTTACGCTTATGGAACCCCTCAAAGTTATCTGTACTACTAATCTGGTTTGTTGCATCATACATCGCTTGAACATCCTCTATTAGGTCTTTCCACCCTTTAGAGGACATCGTACTAAATCTTTCTTCGTAATAATCTTGTAATTCTCTATCCAAACTATTGCACCTTTCATAAGAATGTGTTATAATAGCTTTACTTATATAATGATTATACCATAAGATTATTTAAAAGTCAAGAGTTATTTTTTAGTATTCATTTGCATCTTGACAATCTCTCTATTTTGAGCACTATCTACTGCTTTTAAATCAAGAGATTTCTCTTTTAGTAGGAGATCAGCAACTTTAACACGACGCTCAAACTCCTTATCATCATCTTGACCTGCAGTTAGGTTAGTAGAAAGAGCTGCAACTAGTTTAGCTTTCACTACTTCAGGCTCAAGTTGAGTTTCCACAACAATTTGTTGTGCCTCCGCTTGTTGTTTACCTGCTTTAGTGTTAAGATCTGCAGTTTGAGCTGCTATTAAACCCATTTGAAGCTGTGCTTGCTGCATTTGCATCTGTTGTTGTTGTGGATTAGGTTGTTGTGACTGTGCTAACAACTGTAGTAGCTGTGTTTTGTTAGCTAAGTTAGAAGTTTCTAGTACACCTTGCATCAAGATAGGGACTAAAGGACTATCTGGACCTAGAGTTTTCATCAAATTGATAAATTGTTGCTGCTCAACCTCACGAGCAAGCATACCTAGTGTAGAAGAAGGTATAAACTTCCAATCTTGTGTCTTAAAGTGGTCAGGATCAAACTGCATGAACCTCCAAGCTGCCTTCTCAATGAAAGGAATAAGGAAACTATCTTGGAAATTAACAAGAGTACGCTTATTCTTCTTAATAATAGCAGAAAGAGCAAACGACATGTTAGCACCTTCAGGTTGAGACTGCATTCCTGCAGTGTCCATAGTACCTGTAGCCTGTAGTAGCATCTGTTCAAACTGTTGTGCTGTCTGAATATTAGCACCATCCACTGAACCAAACTTAAATGGCATCAGAATTTCAGCTGGATTACCATTAGTAAGGATAGTTTTACCTGGACGTACCTCAAACTTACTACCACGAGGTAAACGAGTAGCATCCATAGCCATCATAGGCACGGTTGTAAGGGCTAAACTATCTAAATGGCTACGTAGCTGTGCATCGATAGCCTTTTGCATGTTGTAGCCCTTCTCTGCAACGCCACGACCCCAGAAACGATTAGGGATAGTATCATCTTGATAAGCAACTACTGGACGATCTTTCATCATGTAAGGAGTTTGTTCTGCTTTTAAAAGAGATGACTCATTAGCAATAACTACTACTGCTTCTACTAGGTCTCCATACTCTTCCATTAAATCACTTATTTCACCTGATTCATCTTCCTCACCAAATAGACTTACAATATCTCCATCTTCTTTAAGAGCAGATTCTAATAGGTTTTTAGGAACTAGACCATAGTAACGGAGTATACGGATCTTATCTTCACTATATTCTTGATCAATAAAACTAGCTTCTAGATCACTATCAGGAGTGGAGTCATCACCTAAGTCTTTTACATCACGATAAATACCTTGATTAATAGCTTGAGCTACTGAATGGGCTGATACAAACTCTTCAATAGCTACGCCCATAGCATCTTCAATAGAAGTAGCATTAGGATCTATAAGGAAGTTCTGAGGATTGATTGGACGTAGAGCAACATTAATTTTCTCTACTTCTTTTACACCAATAGCAGATACATCTAAACCTTCAATAGGTTGAGTGGTAGGGATTAGTTCTTTAGACTTCTTAATAGTAATCTCACCAATACCAGTACCATAGATAGAAGCTAGAAGAATTACATCTCCTACTGCTTTACGGACTTTATTTTTCTTAAAGCATTCCTTCATGTAGCGTTTCATGTACTCTACATCTGCAGGATTCTGATCATTCATGTCATCATCTATATCAAATAGATAGTCACCTTGACCAAAGACTGCTTCTTCTATCTCTGCTGTATGGTTTTCAATAGCTTGTTGTAAAGCAGGAGAAGTAATACGACTACGTTCTGATTCCCTTACTTTGTCCTCAGCAGCCCAAATACCACGCCATAGACGTTCGTATTCTTTCCAATCAGATAGATAATTATCATCTCGATGATCTCGCCATTCGGAAACACTATCGTTAATCCAATCTACTAGTTTATTAGAACTCATTTAACTATTTCCTTTTTTAAAATCCACTAACCATATCAAGAGGTTCGTACTGCTCTTCACTGTCATAATCATGAAAGTATTCTACTATCTGTATCTGATCTATATATGCTACCGCATCAATCAAGTCATCGTGTAACTGGGAGTTAGGAAAGTTAACTAACTGGTCAATGAACTCATTGTTCCAAGCCCCGTAGTTTAGTGAGACTTTTCCGTGTTCAAAGCGACCTTGGAGAGCCCAGACAATTCGATCTGTTTTTTTCTGATTACCATGAGTAACGTCATCAATCCTAAAGTAGTGATTGTGTCTACGCATAAGGTCAGTAAGGTAAGGTAATGCTGCATTCTTTAGACTCCCTTTTTCAATACCAACTGCAACAGGTTCATACTTAACAACTGCAGACATTATCTGAGAACAAGTCTCTTTAATATCCCACCTACCATGGAGTACATCAGCAATCCACCAACCACCATCGTGTACCTTAACTACAGCAATAGCTGTCTCATCTAGTTTTTTATTCTTATTACCAGACTCTTTATCCACATTGATAAAGCCAGCCAAGTCAACAGCAACGAAATAACGACCTTCCTGAGGTTCTTCTTCATCTATGTGTACCCACTCTTCTTTAAATAGATCCCTACTTGCAGCTTCAAACGAAGCCATAAACTCTTGTCTAAACGCAAAGCTAGACATAGACAACTTAGCTGCTTCAATCTCATCTTTTGGAAGAAGAGGATTATCATAAGAAGTATAGTGGAACGACTTCCAGTCAGGATCCTTATCTCCCTCACTGTACTTAAACAGTTCGTAGAAGTGGTTCCTAC